GCCGCCGACGCCGAAATCCTGCGCTCTTTGCAGGCGGGCAAAGCCTACCGCGTCAAAGTAACGCAGCTGTCCGGCCGCAGCTACCGGCACCACAAGCTGTTTTTCGGCGGGCTTCTGCCGCTGGCCTACGAACGCGCCTGCTTCCAAGTGGCGTGGAACATGATGCTGTCGGCGAAGTTTGACAGCGAAGAGGCCGCATTAAGGGCGGCGGAGGAGATGATGGAGTTTGGCGCATGAGCAAAATCACAGAATCTGCACGCGGCGAGCCGTGCCTTGTCCGTTTGCCGGGCATCTGCAACCGCAACCCGGAAACCGTCGTCTTGGCGCACTACCGCCTGCCGGGCTACTGCGGCACGGGCATCAAACCGCCCGATTTTATGGGGGCGTATGCGTGCAGCGCGTGCCACGACGAGGCCGACCGGCGCACGCGGCATTTGGAGGCGGACTTTGTTCGGACGGCCTTTGCCGAGGGGGTGATGCGGACGTTGGTGCGGCTGGCGGAGAAGGGTTTGTTGAAGGAGGTGTGATTGTGGGCGAGGTGAGCCGGTACGGGCGGGTGTTCGGGAAGCGGCATCCGGTGGCGAAATTGTCGGATGAGGATGTGGGGCGGATTCGGGCGTTGAATGCGCGGGGGGTGTCGTATGCCGATTTGGCGGAAGCCTTCGGGTTGAGTGTGTCGGCGGTGGGGAAGATTTGCCGTTTCGAGCGGCGGTATGTGATTACGGCAAAGTGGAGGGATTGCGATGCTGACGGATAAGCAGGCGCGGTTTGTGGATGAGTATTTGGTGGATTTGAATGCGACGCAGGCGGCTATCAGGGCGGGATACAGTGCGAAGACGGCGCAGGAGCAAGGGTCTAGGCTGTTATCGAATGTTATTGTTAAGAACGCCATCAGGGAGCGGCAGGAGGCTTTGAAAATGAAAACGGAAATTACGCAGGAGTGGGTGGTGGAACGCTACCGGCGGATTGTGGAGGGCTGCGACAAGCGGCTTTTTTTTAGGGATGACGGGTCTGTGAAGCCGCCTTCGGAGTGGTCGGCGGAGATGGGGATGGCGGTGGCGGCCTTCGAGGTGCAGGAGTTGGGCGACGAGGGTTTGGCGGTGTCGGTTTCCAAGTTGCGTTTTCAGGATGCGCGGGCGGCTTTGGATTCGCTGGCGCGGCATTTGGGGATGTTTGAAGAGAAGGTGAAGTTGGATGTGGATGTGTCGCTGGCCGAGCGGCTGGTGCGGGCGAGAGGCCGTCTGAATGATGACGAATGATGATGTGATTGCCGAGGCGGCGGCGCGTTGCCGTTTTGACCCGCTCTCGTGGGTGCGTTTTGCGTTTGACTGGGGATACGGGGAACTGGCGGGCTATGCGGGGCCGAGGGCTTGGCAGGCGGCGGCGTTCGGGGAGATTGCGGCGCATTTGCAGAATCCCGAAACGCGGTTTATGCCGCTGATGCTGGCGCGGGCTTCGGGGCACGGTATCGGGAAGTCGGCGTTTATCGGTATGTTGGTGAATTGGGCGTTGAGTACCTGCGATGATTGCAAGGTGGTGTTGACTTCCAATACGGATACGCAGTTGCGCACGAAAACGGCGCCGGAAGTCGGCAAGTGGATGCGGCTGGGCATCACGCGGGAGTGGTTCGATGTGTCGGCAACGTGCATCGCGTCGCGCGACAAGGCCAATGCGCGGACGTGGCGGGCAGACTTCGTGCCGTGGAGCGAACACAATACGGAGGCTTTCGCGGGTTTGCACAATAAGGGCAAGCGGATTTTGCTGGTGTTTGACGAGGCTTCGGCGATTGCGGACAAGGTGTGGGAGGTGGCGGAGGGCGCGCTGACGGATGAGGAGACGGAGATTGTTTGGGTGGCATTTGGGAATCCGACGCGGAATACGGGCAGATTCCGAGAGTGTTTCCGCCGTTATAGACACCGCTGGAATCACGCGCAAATCGATAGCCGGACGGTGGAGGGGACGAATAAGGCGCAGATTGCCAAATGGGCGGAGGACTACGGGGAGGAGAGTGATTTTTTCAAGGTGCGTGTGCGGGGGATGTTTCCGAGTATGAGTGCGCGGCAGTTTATTTCCGAGACGGATGTGGCGGCGGCCTATGGGCGGCATGTGCCGGAAAGTGCGTATGCGTTCGCGCCGAAAATCATCACGGTTGACCCGGCTTGGGAGGGGGACGATGAGTTTGTGATCGGTTTGCGGCAGGGGTTGGTGTTCCGGATTTTGGAGACGTTTGCGAAAAACGACAATGACTTAATCGCGGCGCAGAAAATCGCGCGGTACGAGGATGAGCTGGGGGCGGACGCGGTGTTTATTGACGCGGGCTTCGGCACGGGGATTAAGTCGGCGGGCGAGGGTTTGGGCAGGTTTTGGACTTTGGTGTGGTTTGCGAATAAGTCGGACGATGCGGGCTGCCTGAACAAACGCGCAGAGATGTGGAAGGCGGCGCGGGACTGGCTGAAAGACGGCGGGGCGATTCCGGATGACCCGGTGTTGCGCGACGAGTTGACCGCGCCGGAGATTGTGCCGCGTGCCGACGGGAAAATCCAAATCGAAAGCAAGAAGGACATGAAGGCGCGGGGTGTGCCTTCGCCGAACAGGGCGGATGCGCTGGTGTTGTCGTTTGCGTTTCCGGTGCTGCCGCGCGGGGCGGGTAACGGGCAGGCGGCGCGGTCGCGGCGGGAGTATCGTCCGTTTTGATGATTTTGTTTTGTTTTAAATCAATAGGTTATGTTTTTCTGCGGGGAATGTACCCGTGATAAATTTTGGTCGGGGATAGGATGGCTTTGGTAATGGCAGGTCGTCTGAAAGGATGTGCGATGTTGGAAATTAAAGCGGTGCGGGTGTCGGAGTGGTTCGGGCAGGCGCAGGCGTTGGCGCGGGAACACTGGCAGGAGACGGAGGCGGGCTTTTCGGATGTGCCGCCGGATTTGGATTTGTCGGTGTATCGGGCTTTGGAGGATTCTGGGGCGGCGGTGGCGTTTGCGGCGTTTTCAGACGGCCTTCCGGTGGGCTATGTGTCGGGCTTTGTTGTCCGGCACGGGCATTATCCGTTTTTGGTGGGGCAGCATGATTTGTTGTTTGTGTCGCCTGCTTTCCGTAAAGGCCGCCTGGGCTTGCGCCTGATGGCGGCCTTTGAGGCGGCGGCACGGGAAAAAGGGGCGCGGTGCGTGCTGTATCACGCCAAGCCCGACAGTGTGTTTGCGCGTCTGCTGCATCGGCAGGCGCGTGTTGAAGAGTGTGTTTTTTTGAAGGAGGTATGAAATGCCGGCAGCAATTCCATATGTTACGGCCGCCATCGCGGCCATCGGTACGGGCGCAAGTATTGTGCAGGGGAGCAGGCAGGAGAAGGCGCAGCGGCAGGCGGCGCAGCAGCAGAAGGCGGCGGCGGACAGGCAGGCGGCGCAGGCGGATCAGGATTTCAACCGCGCCAATCAGAAGCAGCCGGATTCTGCGGGGATTCTGGCGGCGCAGAAGCTGGCCGCGCAGGGCGGGGCGGGTTCGACGTTTTTGACGCAGGGCGAGACGAAGCCGGTGTTGGGCAAAAACACGCTGCTGGGGGGTTGAGATGGACGGGGCTCTTCGGCGGCATGTGCTGCGGCGTTGGGGCACGCTGAAAAGCGAGCGTTCGGAGTGGGACGGCCATTGGCGGGAGATTGCCGAAAATGTGCTGCCGCGCTCTTCGCGCTTTTCGCCGCAGGATAGGAACAGGCTGCGCCGCCACAAAATCTACGACAACACGGCGATGCGGTCGCTGGATGTATTGTCGGCGGGGCTGATGGGCGGGCTGACTTCGCCTTCGCGGCCGTGGTTTCGGCTGGCGGTGGCGGACGAGGCTCTGAACTCGGTGCATGCGGTGAAGGTGTGGCTGGCCGAGGTGGAGCGGCTGATGCTGGCGGTGTTCGCGCGGTCTAACGTGTACGGCGCGCTGCATTCGGTTTACGAGGAATTGGGCGCGTTCGGCACGGCGGCGGTGCTGCTGCTGCCGGATTTCAATGACGTTATCCGCTGTTATCCGCTGACGGCGGGGGAGTTTGCGCTGGCGGTGAATTACCGGGGCGAGCCGGACACGCTGTACCGTGAGTTCGAGCTAACGGTGGGCGCGCTGGTGGATGAGTTCGGCTTGGACGCGGTGAGCCGTTCGGCGCGTGAGCTGTACGAGCGCGGGGCGTATGACACGGCGGTTACGGTGCTGCATGCCATCGAGCCGCGCCGCAGGCGGGACGGGGAGAAGCGGGACGGGAAGAACATGCCGTTTGCTTCGGTGTATCTGGAATTGGGGGCGCAGGATGACAAGGTGCTGCGCGAGGGCGGTTTCACGCGCTTTCCGGTACTCGCGCCGCGTTGGGCGGTGTCGGGCAACGATGTGTACGGCCATTCTCCGGCGATGAAGGCTTTGGGCGATGTGCTGCAACTGCAAAGCGAGCAGTTGCGCAAGTCGGCGGCCATCGATTACCAGACCAATCCGCCTTTGGTGGTGCCCAACAGCATGCGGGGGCGGGACGACTTCCTGCCGGGCGGGATTTCGTATTTCGACGGGCAGGACACGGTGCGTTCGGCTTTCGAGGTGCGTTTGGATTTGAACGCGCTGCTGACGGACATTGAGGATGTGCGGCGGCGGATTCAGGCGGCCTTTTACGCGGATTTGTTCCTGATGCTCTCGGGGACGAACCAGCCGAATATGACGGCGACGGAAGTGGCGGAGCGGCATGAGGAGAAGATGCTGATGCTCGGCCCGGTGTTGGAGCGTTTGCAGAACGAGTTAATCGACCCGCTGATTGCGCTGACCTTCGCGGCGATGGATGAGGCGGGGCTTGTGCCGCCGCCGCCGGAAGAGTTGCAGGGGCAGCCTTTGAATGTGGTGCTGCTTTCGATTCTGGCGCAGGCGCAGAAGGCAGTCGGCGTGAACAGCATTGACCGCTTTGTGGCGGCGGTGTCTTCGGTGTCGCAGGTGAAGCCAGAGGTGCTGGATGTGTTTGATGCGGACGCGTGGGCGCAGTATTACGCCGACGCGCTGGGGGTTGAGCCGAAGTTATTGGCGAACCCGCAGGCGGTGCAGGCGTTGCGCGAACAGCGGGCGCAGGCGCAACAGGTGCAGCAGCAGGCGGCTTTGGCGCAGCAGGGCGCGGATGTGGCGCACTCGCTGGCGCAGGCGCAGGCTTTGAACGGAGGAGTGTGAGATGGCGAAGTCTTCGGGTAGCGGCAGTTCCAAAGGGGCGGCCTACGCCGGTTTGGCGACGCAGGCTTTCGGTTTGCTCGGCCAAGTGGCGGGCAGTTTCTATTCGGCCAAGTCGCAGCGCACGCAGGCGGATTTGCAGGCGTATCTGGCGCGGCACAATGCGCGGATGTCGGAATTGGCGGCCAAACAGTCGCTGGCGGCCGGGCAGAAGCGGGCGGGGCAGCGTTCTTTGCAGGCGGGCTACGCCATCTCGCAGCAGAAGGCGCAGCAGGCGGCGGCGGGGGTGGATTTGTCGGTGGGCTCGGCGGCGGAGACGCGGGCGGGGACGGAGTTGTTCAAAGAGGCGGATTTGCAGCAGATTGAGGCAAACGCGCTGATGGAGGCTTGGGGCTATCGTTCGCAGGCGGCGGATTACGAGGGGCAGGCGGCGATGGCGCGGGCGACGCGCCCGCAGCTGGCTTTCGCGGCGGGGATGACTTTGCTGAACGGCGCGGGGCAGGTGGCGCAAAGCTGGTACGCCTTATCGAAAAGCGGCGCGTTGCAGGGCAGGCCGTCTGAAAAACAGGCGGGCGATGATCCGATTTATGGCTTGTATATGCTGAACGGAGGCTGGAAAAAATGAGGCAGGACAATTTCGAGGTATTGCCCGGGGCGTTTTCGGGGGTGCGCTTTAATGCGCCGCACGTGGGCGACGCGGGGGCGCAGGCTTCCGCTTTCGGGCGTGCCGCTTCCGGGGCGGGGGAATCGATGGCGGCGTTTGCCTTGAAGATGCAGCAGGAGGTAAACGGGACGCGGGCGCAGGCGGCGGACAATGTGTTGTCGGCGGCGTATGACGAGTTGCTGTACCACCCCGAAAGCGGTTTGCTGAACCAGCGGGGCTTGAACGCTTTGCAGCGGGAAAGCGGCATGCCGCTGGCCGAGGAGTACGGGCAGGCGTTGCGCGCCAAGTATGAGGAAGTGGCGGCAGGCTTGGGCAATGACGCGCAGCGGGAGATGCTGCGCCGGTCCTACGAGAAGCTGGCCGCAGGTTTGAACGGCAAGGCTTTGGCGCACACCTCGGACGAGTTCCGCCGCTATCGCTCGGAGACAGCGCAGGCGACGGTGGACAACCGCGGCAACGCACTGGCCGCAGGCTGGCGCGATGACGCGGATGTGGACGGCAATGCGCGGGATTTGGCGCAGGCGGTGTTGTCGCTGGGGCAGATGAACGGCTGGGACGGAGAACAGTTGCGCACCGAATTGACGCAGGCGGGGACGCGCTTTTTCTCGCAGGCGGTGATGAATGCGCTGGACGCCAACGATACGGCGCGGGCGCAGGCTTTGCTCGACCGTTTCCGCCCCGGAATGGCTGCGGACGCGGTGGCGCGTTTGGAGAAGGCCTTGCAGGGGCAGCGGGACGAAGCGGCGGCGTTCGACGGGGCGCAGGCGGTCATCAATGGGGTGAAGGACGACGGCTCGATTGACGTGGCGATTCCGCTGGGCGGCGAATCGGGCAGGGGCGGGATTTTCCGCGCGGAATCGGCTTCGCACCATTCGATGAACGGCGAGAAGGGGCTGAATTTCGACGCGATGACGACGGCGGACGTGCAGCGGGCGCAGAAAAAACACGAAGGCGCGGGCGGGGCAACCGGCGCGGCGGGCTTGTTCCAAATCATGCCCGCGACGCTGAAAGAGGCGGTGCGCAAGGGCAAAGTCCCGGCGGATATGCGCTGGACGCGGGAAAACCAAATCAATGTGCTGGGGACTTACCTGCTGTTCGACAAGCGCGGCGATTCTGTCGGCGCGTATTTGAGCGGCCAAAGCAATGACCGGACGGCGGCGCAGGAGGGGATGGCGGCGGAGTTTGCCGGTTTCAGACGGCCTTCCGGCGCGGGGGCGTATGACGGGGTGCAGGGCAACCGCGCGACGGTGTCCGCCGACGAGGTGGGCGCGGCTTTGGACAAGGCGCGGGCGGCCTATGCGCAG